TGCTCCTTATGCGATGTTACCTATTAGGAGTTACGTCGAGGTATTGCCGAAGAAGCCAGTGACGACGCCCCACTGCTTCAAAGGAGTTGAGGTTTTGGGATGTTTCTTGAAGACCTTACCGACCCCATAACACATTTCGACCCCAACTCCGGTAAAAAATTGGTAGTCGTCTTCTTTTAAGAACGTCGGCTTGGCCATCTGACCCCAGGCGACCGTGAGCGCGCTTTGACCGCACAGGTAGACCGGATTGACGCGCACGCCGGCAGCGCCGGCGGTGAGCAGGTTGACCGCACCGGTATTCCAGGTCTGCGCGACGAACTCGTCGACTTCGGGAATTTCCCGGATGATGACGCCGTCCCAGACCAAATCGCCGTCTTGGAAAATCGGGTTGTCATTCATGGCGCGGCCTTCACGCGGCCGGGCGTCTTTGTTAACCGTGAGTAGGTCGCGCTTCAAGTTGCGGAACGGCAGGCCGCCGGCGAAGCAGACGAAGTACTCGCGCCCGTCCTCGATCTTGAACGGCCGGATACGCGGGAAGCAGTGCCGCGCCAAGTATTTCACCAGCTGCACCGATTGCCCGGTGAACACGCCGTCGGTCGGCACCGGTGGCGACGAGTTGGTGTTATTGATGGTGGCGAGCGCGGTGGCGTGCACGGCGTTGAAGTTGGCCGTGGTGTTGCCGTAGAGGATGCGGTCCTGGTTGTCGGTGTTCCAGGTGTTCTGCTGCGCGGCAGTCGCCTCTTGGTAGAGGATACCATTGACGCGCTGACCGACGTCGCTGGCGAGGCCCGCAGGCGCCGCCTCGACCGGCAATGCCTGCAGCGCTTCGATGATTTCGTCGCGCTGCAGTTCCTTGCCCCAATCCGCCAGCAACGGCTTGGCTTCGCCGAACACGTCGGCGCTGTCGATCTGTTGCTGGTAGCGATTGGTCTTGACCGCGTTGCGGGCGTAGTCGACCCACAGGCGGTAGCCGTAGTCGTCGATCGCCTCTTCGGCGCCGACCAGGACGCCGCTTGACTTGCCTTGTCCGACCAGACGGGCGACGAGCGGGATATTCATTTGCTCCCCGCCCCTCTTGGTCTCCATGCGCAGCCGGATGATGGCGTTGATCGCCTCGCCCATATACGGCGAGAACAGATTTTCACGCACGTATTCGCGATTGATCTGCTGCGTGAACTGGACGAGTTTATTCTGTTGTTGAACGGTAGAGAGCGCCATGGCCCTCGCTCCTGTGTCCTGCGAGCAGCGCGCGTCGATAGCGCACCGGTCGACAATGAATGTTCAGGGCGAATGACTGCCTCTCGCGGCAGTCGGGCGTGTGCTCGGCGATCTCGCTCGCGAGCTGGCGCTTACTTTCGCTGATGTCGCTCAGCGGGGCGTGCTGATTTCTTAGCGCTGTTTGGTCGCAAACGCAAACAAACTCTCGTCCGACAACGGATTATTGTCGCCGCCGAAATTGGCGGCGGTCACTTCGGTCGAGCCCGAGCCGCGCATGCGCATGAGTGACGGCGGCAGCACCGTCACGTTTGATGTCGGCGCACCCCGCATGTTTCCTGACGGCATGGCTCGTGACATTGCCGCAGATGACGCAGTTGCCGCCCGTCCTGGTTGATAATTGCGCGCGGCCTCGACCGCCTGCGCCAAAAACTCCGGGTCCTGCAGAAGCTCGCTCTTACGCTGGTCGAACCAGGCATCCGGGTCGGGACCGATGCGCTGCAAGGTTGCGGCCTGCCGATACCAATCGATCATGGCGGCGCCGGGGTTGGGGGCACCGACAACGGCGCGAGCGAAGGCCTGGTCGCCGCTGGCAGTATCGATGAAGGCGTGATAGGCGGCCTCGAACAATTCGGGACCGACCTCCATGCGGGTGAGCTGCAGGTTGTTCTCGAGTTGCACGGTACGCAGTTGGTTCTGAAAGTCCTGATGCAGCGCCGCGAAGGCGTGAGCATTGGCGTTGTGGAAGGCGGCTGGGTCGACCACCGGATCGGGTGGCGGCGGTGGCGGACTGGCGGCGGCCTGGCTCGAGCGGATGAAATTGAGCGCCTCGCTGAGCTGGCGGTCGCGCTCGGCCAGGCGACCAGCATAGGCCTCACGCGCCTCGCGCTCCTCGCGCAGACGCCAGCTCGGTACGAACTCGTCTTGTGGCGGCGCCTGATCGCCTTGTGGCTGATCGATCGTCTGCTGTTCGGTAACCGCCATGCCACCTTGCGGCGGTTGCGGCGGCTCACCTTGTGTTACCGATTGTTGCGGCTGCTCGCTCGGTTCATCGGGTGCGACCGCGGCTGCAAACAGCGCGTTGTCGTCGAGCGCATCGACGATATCGGCAACATTGTTGAAAGCCATTTAATCCTCCACCGGCTCCGTATCCTCCTTCCTTCGTTCGCGTTCAGTCGGTGGCGTGTCGTAGGGCTCGGCCGGTGCTTGAAATCCACAGGCCTTGTTCTGCATCAAGTCGGCGATACGCAGTATCACCGCAATCATGTTAGGATCGACATCGACCGCAGCCAGAAGTTTGGCGCCGCGGCGCAACAGGCGGGCATCGTCCAGCAGCGCTTCACGCTCAGAGGGTGACATGAACCGAGAAATACCACTTTCAGTGCAGATTGGCGAGGTCAAGCGCGAGCTCCTCATGCGCGAAGACGTCTACGGTAGAGGAGTTAGGACAGGAACAATAAAGCCGACCGGGGCCAACAAGCAGCTGCGCATCATGCGCGCGGTGCTAGAAACGCTCGAGACGTTACGCGAGCAGGAGCTACGCCAATATGGCGAAACGGTCACAGATTAGCGTCCGTTACCGGCCGCACACGGTGCCGGGCAAGATGTGCGGCACCTGCTCGATGTTCGTCGAGGGCCGCGGCAAATTGCATCGAACACCGAGCTGCACCGACGTCGAAAATCCGATCTACTTCGACGGCGTATGCGATATTTTCGCGCGCGCCAAGCGCTTGCCGGCGCATTGGCCTATTACGGCCGCCGCAGATAAGTCGGCGGCGGCGTGACCTCGACCGGCGGCATACCGGAGGGCACCTGCATGCCGACGGCGCCGGGATGCGGTCCCTGCAGCTGCTGCAGAAAGGCGGCGACCTCTTCGCGCGTCGGCGGCCGGCCGAGTTGCGCAGCGAGCATCTGCACCAGCTGCACCAGCTGCATACTGGCGCCGCCGTCGCCGGTGATATTGGCGGTATTGGCTTGGTCACCCCCGGTCGAACCGAGCGCGGCATTAGCCATGGAGCCGCGGGTGGTCTGCGGCGGGGTGATCGGCCCTTGGCCTGAGAGCATGGGATAGGGCGGGGTGCCGATCGGCTGCATGCCGGCAGGACTACCCGCCAGCGACTGCATCGCCGATGCCATTGTACGGTAATCCGGCATAGCGCCCGAATAGAGGTTGACTGGCATCACAATTCTCCTACAGTCCCTTTATGGCCACGAATGACCAACAAGAACGCTTCCGCGCCCAGCAGGAGCGGTTCATAGCTGCCCGCCGCCGGGCTGGCTGGGGCCGCTATATGGCGTTGATCCATCGGACGGCTGCGGAGAAGCGCGCCATTGCTGATAAGCCGCTGCCGCCGCTGGCGTCGTTGCCAAAACGTAGCTCATGAGGTTCAAGTCGCCGCCGCGCAAGCCCTGCTCCAAGCGCGCTTGCGAAATACCCATGTGCTTGGCCTTGTCGGCGAGCAGGTCCTCGAAATGATCGGCGTACGACTTGCTCTCACCGGCAATCGCTTCGCCGCGGTACTTGGTGCCATAGAGTTCGCTGTTGCGTTTGATCGTCTCGCGAATACCGGTCCACACATCGGCCGAGAAATCACGCGGATGGCGCTTGGCATCATAGGCCTCGTTCATAATCTCGGCCTGCAGGCGATCGTAATCGTTGGCTGCCTCCTTCAGCGGCACCGAATGGATAGTCCCGTCCTCGGTCGAGGCATAGATGCCGCGTTCCGGTGCCTCGCTCAGCCGAATGTGATGGCGATCAATGACGACGGCGTTGGGATCACCGGTCATCGCCGCGGCCTCCTCGCGCACCTTGGCGCGTGACAGCTCACCGAGCGCACCGCGTGAGGTGCGCTCCAGGTTGAGCGCGCGCGATTGCTCCATCGGCATCAGTTTGCCGGGGCTATAGGTCATGCCGCCCGCAGGCGTGCGCCATTCCGGCTGAATGATCGGCTCGCCGGCGAGCTGGCGCCGCATATATTCCGACATCTGTTGCAGGTTTGGCCGCGGCGCCAAGGTCGGTGCCGTCGATGCGGTGTAGCCGGCAACATAGGGCAAGTTCTGCTGACCATAAACCCGTTCAAATGGCCCGCCGTACATGTCCCACCATTCCTTGGCCGGGAACTGGCTCAAGTACTCGCGACCGATGCCGGCCATCTCCCGCAAGCGTTGATGATACTCGGGACCTTGGATGAACTCGGGCCAATTGCCGACCGGGAACGGCTGTTGGGTGCCAATGTTGTAACCGGCGAGCTGGCCGGTGCGCTCGCCGAACTTTGTCGCAGTGCGGATCGCCTCGGGATCGAAGCGCTGCGCCACATCAAGATAAGTCTTCATCGTCTCCGGGTCGGACCAAGTACCAAGGTATCGGTTCGCGGCCGTGAGTTCAGGACGATTGCGCTCGACGAAGGCCTGTAGATCACTCGTGGTCAGCGGCCGACCGCTGAGCACGAGATTGCGCAAATAGAGATCGCGCGGATCAGCGGGCACCTCGACGTTAGGATATTTGCCCACCATCAGACCGCTCGTCGGCTGCGCGCCGGTGAACGGCTGCACGGTGGCGCCGCCGCGCTCGGTCGAGAACAAAATCTCGTTGGCCAGCTCGGGCGACATCGGCCGCGCCTGCAGATATTTCAGCAAACGCGGTGCGAGTTCACTAACTGCTTTGACGACACGACCGCCACCCTGCATGTGCGGCAGCTCCGGCGCCCGCGCCGGATCGGTGCCACCCAACCCGAATACGCCGCCGAGGCCGATAAGGCCGGCCTTGGCCGGCCAGCTCAGCAATCTGCCGGTTGGTCCCATCGTCGCCGCATACAGCGCCCAATCGAGCGGCGACTGCGGCGCCAGAAATTGCAGCGCCTGCTCCTGCGCCTGACTATAGGCGCGGCCGCGCGACGGCTTGACGGTTTCGCGCTGTCGCAACGCGGCGCGCTCGAATGGGTCCTCAGTCGCGGTCGACAGCATCGGATAAGCGAGCTCGGCGGCAGGCGAAGGCATGCGCGAATAAAGACGACTACCCGCCTCCTCGCCCACGTCCTCAATGAGCGGTGCAACGCGTTGCACCGCTCTGCCGATGATACGACCGCCGGCCTGCATCTGCGCCGGCGCTGCCGCGCGGAAGAATGAGCGATAGTCGACCGGCCGCGATTGCGGCACTTGCATCTGCATTTTGCTGAGCACGTTGGTCAGCGCCCTACCGGTCATCTCGGTCTTATCTTCGCCGCCGTAATACGGCAGCAGCGCCGCCGCCAGCATTGAGTTCTTGAGCGACGACATCGAGCCGCCATCGCTGCCCTCTGCCACCGTCGGGCTCGAGCCGGCGCGCGCCACGCTGTCGGCCGACGGCACGCTCGGCAGCGGCGTGCCGGCGCCCGCCGGCGTCGGCGCAAATCCTTGCATCTGCCGCACCCACGGGCCGGTCCAATTCTCCTGCACGTAGCGCTCGTAATCGCCCCGCTGCGTGCCGCGCGCGACGATCGGCGCACCGCCCGAACGCACGCCGGCGCTCTCATTGCCGGTGCAAAAGTTGCAGTAGTTCGACGGCGCCCGCCACGCGTTGCGATCGCCGGTGACGTGAGAAAACAATTGATCGTAGAACGCCGTCTGCTCGTCGGAGAGCGGACCCGCCGACATTTTGCGCTTGGTCGAGGTCGGATAGTAATATTGGCCGCCGATGTTACCGAGACCGGGCACGCGCACCGAACCAGCGATCATCTGCGACAACGAGATATTCGGATTAATTAATGTGCGCGCGGAATGCAGGCGATTGACCACGCTCTCCATATACCTGGCCTGCTGCAGCGCGCTCTGGTCGCCGACCTCGGCCTTGGTATTGCGATAGAGCAGATCGCGCTCACGCGGGTCCATGTTGGCGAGCTCGTAACGCCAGTCGAGCGACGACGACGGCGCGCCCCAACGCTGCTCGAAGGTGTCGGTCGCCGGCGGCAATTGCGTGCCCGAAATCGCGGTCGAGAAATCATCCGGCTCGGCCGCCGCCAATATGCGCCGGTCCTCGGGATCGGTTGCCGCGGTCGCCAGCATGCCGTTGGCGTAAGCGACCATTTATCGCCTCCTGACGGCAAGGCCCATTTAAAACCTCCGCGAAATACCGAACATCCCGCCATAGGCCGGTGGCGCGTTCCACTCACGCGGCATGTGCTGATAAAAGCCGCGCGCAGTCACATCGGTATTTTGATCGAGTGGAATGCGCAGCCCGCCGACCACAGTGGGATAGGGCGAATAATTCGGCGCCGCGGTCGATCCCGGATAGAGTTGCTGCGGCGCCAACGGCTGATACAGCGAACGCGGCGCCTGCGTCGTCGGCTGGTCGGGCGAATAGAACCCGAGATATTCGAGCATGCGCGCCATCGCGTTGTAATTTGGCTCAGGCATTTTAGAAATTGCTCACCAGCGGGTTGGGCGGGATCGAGTATTCGCGTTCAACCGGATAGGTGCGAAACGGCAAGTCGGCGCGGCGCGCCGGCGGCAGCACGTTAGGCATTTGTTGATAAGGCGCCGTCGGATAGCTATTCGGCGGCACGATCGGCATCGGCTCGAGCCCCTGATACGGCGGCCGACCGGGATCGCGGCGTCGCATTGCTTCATCTGCAATGCGGCCACCGGCGGCCATGCCGCGCAGCAGGTAGTAACCCGTGGCCGGATCGCGCTCGCCGCGATAGCCCAAAGGGTCGACGTATTGTTGTCCGGGGATCATGGTGCCGGGCGGCGGCCAGCGGATCGAGAGCTCATCCTCGATCCGGCGCATCAGCTGCTCGCGATCGAGCGCCGGCCATTGCCCGAAACGCGAAGCGATCGGCAGATCGCGATAGCGCTGTCCAGCGGAAGCCAGCTGCGTCATCTGCCGCGCCATCGCCGGATAGTCAGTGAGGCGCGCATCCGCCGCCATGTTGCCGGCGAGCGGGGTTTGATAAGCCGGGTCGTCGAGCGACTTATTTGATTTGTCCACCACGGGTCAGCTCCCGGCCGTTTGCTCGACAATGCGCTCGATACCAAAACAAAATCAGTCCGCGGCTTATTTTCTCTCGCGTCGCCGCCGAATGGGTCTGGCCCAAACGCCTCGCCCTGATCTTCTCCCGCCGCTCGGCCGACGCACGGCCTTTATTGGGCCAGCGCGGCATCAGTGAAACGCCCGGCCGAGGCCGCCAATGAGCTCGCTTGCGATCCACGCGGCAATGGCCGACCAGCCAATGTGCCAACGTCCGGCCTGGCTGATGCCAAACGCCGCAATCACCGCGAAGACAAACGCGAACACCAGCAAGATCAGCCCGACGTTCTGCATCAATTTGCCCTCCGTCTGCGTATCGTCCAACCCGGCGATTTCGTCACTGGCTTAGCCGGCTGATTGCAGGTCGCCATCAACCAACTGTTGCGCGCTTGGATGCGCGCACGCCAGGGCGCGCGTAGCCAACCTGGCTGACACTTTGGCGTCATCCGATATTCCCTGGCCCCAGCGGTGGCGCCGGTCCAGCCACCGAACCTCTGATCATGTCGATGCCGCCGCGCAGCGAGCCGGGCGGCGGCGGTGGCGGCGGAACAGCGCCGGGCGCCGGCCGCCGCGGCCGTAACATCGGATTGACCACATTCGACGGCATGTTGCGCATCGCTGTGCCTTGCGCCGCCGCCATCATCGGGCCGGCAAACTGCGGCGGAGCGGCCTGCGGTTGCATCTGGTTCATGCTCTCGAGCGCCTGCGCCATGCCGATGCCGGCCGGCAAGGTCTCGGGCGTGAACGCCGTCGCCACCTTGCTCATGGCATCGGCCAGGTTGCGTGCGGTTTCACTCTTCGACTTGTCGGCCTTGGCCTTCTCGGCCTCCAAGGTCACCGCCTGCGCCATCTGCTTGGCCGGGTCGGGCGCCGCCGCCTGATCCATGCGTTGTAGCCACTTCTTCTTGATCCGCGCCGGGATCGGCGCAAGTTCTATGAGTAGCGCAGGTGGAACCTGCGCTCCCCTCGACGCCAAGGTGCCGAGCGTGTCAAACGTATCCATCATCATGTTGATGGTATCGGCGCCCTCGTCGATGATGATGTCGACGTCGACCGCCGTGATCTGATTGACGTTCTGAAACTGCATGTTGGCCGGGTCGTAACGCAGTCCGTTGATCTGCACCAATTGCATCTCGTCTTCGGGGTCGATCACCCTAATCCAGCGCTCGAGCTTCCAATGCTTGCGCACGTTGGCGAAGATCGCGCGGTAGAGCCGCAACTTCCAGTCCTTGTATTCGACGATATAGGGCCCGAGCTCGGCGATGCCGGCCTGCTGCAACAGCGCGATCGCGCGGCCCGATTGCACCGGCGTGCCGGGCTGGCCCATCAGCGCCGGGTTGGGACCAAAATTCTCGATCTCGGTCTTGGCGTCCTCGAGAAACTTCAGCTGCCCCTGCATGTCGGCGAGTTGCCGTTGATCATCGAACTCCGGTTTCTCGCTGTCCCACTCGATCACGCCGTCGGTCTTGACCAGCTCCTGGCGCATGCGGTTGACGTCCATGGTGCCACGGCGCACGAAGGTACGGCGGGTGTTGAGCAGATGCAGCGCCTTGGAATAACGGTGATTGATCTCGTCCTGAATGTCCTTCAAGTCACGAATAAAACCGAAGCGGTCGCCGTCGGGGTCAATAAAAGCACTGAACGCCAGAAACTTCGACATCGTCGCGCCCTCGATGTCGACGAACGGCGATAACCCTTCCATCAAAATCGTGCCGTATGTGTACAGCGCCCAGCACCATTGCCCATTGCGGTAGTACCAAATGTCAACCAAACGAATACGCTTGCGCACGCTATCCATCCAACGAATGGCGCGCTCGGCGTCCTCGGAATAAACCGCGCCAGTGTCGTTGGAGGAGGTCGCCTCCAAATCCGCCCATTTTTCGGGAGGAGAAAATTGCTTAGCTATCTCGATGTCAACCCATTTGGCCGTACCCTCGAACAACGCATCGGTAAAGTCAGCGCGGTAGCTGCGCGGATCATAAAAGAACGTATCGGTAGTGACATGTTCGAGGGTCAGATCGAGATCGCCTGCCGGGCACTGCTTGAGGCCCAGTTCCAGGCAACCTATACCCTCGCGCGCAGCATCCGCCGCGACCTTGGAACTCAACGCCTCCCAGCGATTGCTGTCGAGCACGTACCGGATGACGGCAGTGGCGAGATCGGCCTGCTCTTCGCTCTGCGGGGTGCGCGCATAACACTTCGGGTCCTGCCGCAAACGCTCGACCAAACCAACGACGGCGTTGATCTTGCGCTTCACCCGATTGCGCGTCACCTTCGGCTGATTGCGCAACTTGAGCTTCTTTAATTCGTCCAAGGTCCATTGGTCACCGCTGTTGTAGCGCCGCGCCATGCGCTTCTCTTGCACTTCCCACACCTTGGTCGCGAGATAGTTCTCATATAACCGCCGCAGCTCCGCCACCGGCAAAAACTGATCGGTCGGCTGCAAACCATACTTGCTCTCGCTTACTGGCGGATTTAATCGCGTGAACTGCAGCTCGCGGTTCATGCCAACGAGTGCTGGATTGAAACCACCAGCCATGCCGGTCAAACCCCAATTGAGGTTCTGCGGAAATACCGATGAGGGAGAGAAAACCATTATGCCGCCTCGTCTTTCAACGCTTCCGCTTCCCACCCATCAATCACCGACATTGCCGTGAGATAGTTCACGAGCGCGCGCGCAAACACTTCGCCAAACGCCGGCGGCGGATCATCCCCCTCGCTCACCGGCCGCCGCGGCAGCGCCGTCTCTACTGTCTTTTGAAACTCCGCAGCCAAATACGCTACATAACCACGCTCCACCGCAGCCCGCGATAATTGCCCTATCGTCTCCAGCTCGCGCCGCGTGATCGCGTCAGTCATTTTCCCTCCAGAGCGCGACGGGCTATCTGCACTGCCGTTGCCGCGTAATCGGTCCCGTCCTCATTCGCAATTTCTCGCAGCGCCAATCCCTCCATGGCGCGGCGATCATCATCACGCGTATCACCGCAGGTCGGACATGGAAGCGAAAGCGCGTCCAAAAGATTAGCAACTTCAGCCCGCAGCCGCTCGATCTCTGCATTCTGCACCTTAATATCTTCATCAATATGAACGCGATAACTCAACTCCTCACGCAGCCGCTCGATCTCTTT